TCCAAAGCTCTGCAATTTCATCACCATTAGACCAGGTGACTGTTCCAGCCTCAGCTTTGATGGGCATCTCAACTGCCAACTGAAATGTGGCTTGATTAACCAACCGTGGATCTGAAGTTGCGGTCAAGTTGGTGTAATAACCTTGCTGAGTGGTGTTGAAATTTCTCTTTGTCATTCGGATAGCTCGATTTGGATTAGACCATGTTCCATCCGAGCCCTTTTGATTTGTTTGAGCAACATAGCCTCCAATTCCAAGTGGTAGCGAGTCAGCGGGATCCATGTCGAAAGTGCCGATGTATCCGCCAGCGACTGATGCAGCAGCGCGTCCTTTAACAAAGAATGTAATTTTGTTAGCAATGTATTTCTCGTAGAACTGAGCTTGCACTCGCAACTTAGGTGGACCATAGCTCGGGTTGATTGCTGCTTGGTAAAGCACGGTGCCTTTCGTGTTATTAGCACCAGCTTGGATGATACCATTTGACTGGCCATACAAGATTGTACCAACGTAACACTTTCCATAAACGCGAATGAGTCCTGGTCGGCCTTTTGAAAGTTTTCCACCAACCTTTTTGAATTTTTGAGTAGCGACCATGCGTTTTGGAATCCTAGGCACTCCAACTGCTGCTTTCGCAACATACTTTGCCATGGAGAGAGCTTGACTGGCTTTCTTTTCAGCTTTTTGGGCTGTTCCCTTGTTGCTACGTCCCTTGTTGGACTTTCCTTTGTGAGACTTTCCTTTATTTCCTTTCTTTCCACCCATGTGTTCGGCTTCGTTATGTTGTGAATATCCGTGTTCAGTTTCTTTGTGAGTAGTTCCGTTAATGAAATGTTTCCACGCGTCGACTGGTTTTCGTGCGTAGGGGATAGCTTTTTCGATAAGGTAAGAACCTCCGTGATCTGAAGCAAATTTAACTCCGCGGTAGAGTTTGTCTGAGACGCTTTTTGGTAATTTCGGAGCTGATATAAAATCTAGCGCCGACGTAGCTTACTGGAATTCGATTGCCTGGTTACAGGAATCGAAATTCAGCAATCCTTCTCCTAGAAGGCTGCTGGCGGCACGGGCTAGGAGTCCAACGTGCTCAGAATTATTTCCAGTATACATATAACGCATCTCATCATCAGTGAGGATATTCTGTTTAGCAATGTCCCACTCAGATTTTCCCTCCAAAGTTGATTCTTCTGCATCATGCAGTTCAACAAACTTTTCAATAACGTACCGAACCATTCGGCGCGTTTTCTCATCACCCCATGAGCATAATCGAATGCTTACGAGTCGAGTGAGCGTTTTAGAAGCACTTGGTGTACCCTTTCCCATAGTCAGAATGCTAGAGTAAACTCTATTCGGATTAAGGTTAAAGATATACATGCCATCACGCTCACTCCATTGGAAGCCGAGTGATAAAAATCGTAATTGGTCAAAGCTACGTGGTTGCTCGGAGGGTGTCTCCAAGGTCACGCCAAACTTCTCCCATAGGTAAAAACCAACTTCAGGCCCCCTGAACCAACTCAGTGAGGTCGTGTAAGTTATGTCATCACCCATCACAACGGCTGAAACATATTTTCGCCACATAGAAACTATAGTCATTGACGTAGTGCTCTTATTGAAAAGGCCTTCATTCGTACCTCGTTCCACGAATGCCAACATCAACATGAATAAAGCGAAAATTGAATTTAAGATAGAAGTCAGGAAATGACCACTAGGGCCACCTCCATTACCACTATCACCTTTAAGGTAAACTT